CCTATTTTTTGGGTTGCCCTAAATTCGCTGGCACTCAAGACGGCGTTAGTCACCTCAAGAGTCCCCGCCGGGGTATCAATGATAGGCATTTAATATAAGAGGAGGTTTTTTTAAAAGACCAAAAGCCTACGGCTTTTATTTGATACGAGTGGCTCCGCCACTCGGGATGAGAAACTTTAGAAACTCTGTTCAGTTTGTAAAGTTTGGTTTTTTTGTTAATTGGAAAGGGGGATTACGGAGTCGGGACGGCCGGCCACTCAACACCAGTGAGTTTTCCATCTTCATCTAGATCCGGTGAAGACATACCCGGGAGGTCACGGAGGTGTTGGCGGTACCGTTTCCATTTTTTACGGAGTTCATCGTTTATAGGGTAATCCCACATCACGTATTTATCCGTTGAGGGGAATAATGCGTCCCGTTCTGAACGGAGTTTGGTCATGGCATCGACTTTGCGTTGTTCTATGACTTTTTCGGCCGCAATTTCCTCTGGTGTGGGTAGAGGAGTTCCGTCGGTCGATAAGTCTGACATATACTATATACTTGATATTTAAAGTTGTGTAATCGTAACTGAACCGGGACCGTCGTGAACAGTAGTATCTTCACTCGTGACCGTGAAGGATGTAGCCTTGTATGACCCCCCACCTCCCCCAACGTAGTGGTTGCCGTTGCTGCCACCCCCACCGGAGTAACCACCACCACCACCACCGTGGGTGGTGCCATGCCTCCCCCCTCCCCCGAAACCACCGTCACCACCCGAATAATTACCCCCTGCCCCTCCGGTGATAAACGACGCCGCGGCGCCCGTGCCGCGACTATATACGAAGAAACCTGCACCCTGGTTATTACCAGACCCATTAGTACCAGCATTACCTCCGGTGCCACCTGCCACGTACGTCGTCGGGGATTGGCCATCAGTACCACTTGTAGTTAAACTAGCGTTTCCGTCGTACGCGCCATAGGAACCATGTGTATAGGAATGACCACCCCCACCCCCACCTGCGATGACGATGATAGATGCATTGGTATTATATGGAGTCCTCACGACAAATGTCCCACCACCACCACCGTGATTGGTACTGCTGGTCGCATTTATAGCTGTCTGACCAACAAGTATCCGAATGACCTCACCCTTAGTTAGAGTACAAGTACCAGTAATTCGAGCACCGTACCCTCCCTGATTCGTAGTGCGCGAACCAGATCCATATGCTGCAATCCTATACGACCCCGTCTTCGGTACGGTCCATTCTTGGATTCCTAAGCCCATCTGGTTCAAATTACTGGTATAATCCGTCCAGCTGGGACTATACGCGGTCGTTAAATTGGTGAGTGTAGGACCAAGACGCCCATATATACCCGCATTCGTGAACGTGAACGGATTTGGGCTAAAGGCGTAGAGTGCTGTCGCCCCCACGATATTGATTGCTCTATCTGTGAACGCCCCAGACGCATTATCAGTCAATCGGAATGTTACACTCGTTGTACCCACCGCCGCAATTGTACCTGTTATCGCACCTGTACTCCCCGTAAGGGTGAGGCCTGATGGTAAGGCGTTACTCCCGGGTGCTACAGAGAACGTCCTATTGGTACCACCACCACCATCTGTACCTACGAGTGTTTGGGTCTCGGACCCACTAATATCGAACTCCAGGTTCGCCCCAGCCGCGGTGGTCCACCCAACCGCAAACCCAATCGCGGCAGTACTGGTCCCGCTCAGACCTGAGGTGCTGTTGACTTTAACTTTATACGGTTGATTTGAGACAACCCAAGATCCCGATCTACCAAAAAATTGTACATTATTGAGTTCAATATTATTATTCGAGTTACTGCTGGTCTTTGACTTTATTACTACTCTGAAATAAGAGAATGCTTCAGTTGACCCCGCGGATAGTGTTGTGACATTTGTGGACAGAGTCGTCCCCGTCCCAGCATGAAGTAATGTCCAATTTGTACCGTCGTTGCTCCCTAATATAACAAATTGTCCGTGTTGATATACAGATTGTGTAGTACCTATTACAGCGCGAGTTAGTATAACTGCACTGGGTATTTGTAATTGTAACCAATGACCGATATGTCCGCTGGTGGTGGCGGTGGTCGATGCCGCTAAATAGGGTGCGGAGGTTGAATAGCCCCCATCGAACGTTCCGTTGCCGGCCGGCCAGTAGTAACTCGTAGTCACAACATCATCAAAGGCCCTGTACGCAAGGGAATTATAATTGCCCGAGCCACTCGCTGTGTACCCCGTGATCGAAGTATTTGTGCTCATCGCACTAGGTGGAAACTCAGACACCTCACTCCCCATTTTGAAAGTCACCTGGGTCCCAACGGCGTTCGGTGCGGTCGCATCGACAACACTGTACAAACTTCCATCGGCACCTTCCAATTGTACCGTCGATCCACTAACAATACCCGTACCGGTAGCCGTGAATACTTGGGTTGATGAATCAAAAATCTGGTTCGGGGTGTAGTCGAAGATATAGGCGGACCCGGCGTCGCTAGCACCCGTGTCCTCAAAGGTCGCCCCCACGATAACCTTCGTCCCGTCCGAGCTCATGGAGACGCTGTCGCCGAACCTGTCACTCACCTGTGCGTCAGATGCCTGTAACATCACCTCTGACCCCCAAGACCCACTACTGTAGGTGTATATGTAGGCTTTACCGGCGTTGGCACCACCCGTGTCCTCATACCGCGCCCCAACGAGAACCTTCGTCCCGTCCGAGCTCATGGAGACGCTATAGCCGAAGCTGTCATCCACCTGTTTATCCGATGCCTGTAACATCACCTCTGACCCCCAAGACCCACTACTGTAGGTGTATATGTAAACTTTACCGGCGTTGGAACCACCCGTGTCCTCCAAGTACACCCCCACGATAACCTTCGCCCCGTCCGAGCTCATGGAGACGCTAAAGCCGAACCTGTCATCCGCCTGTTTATCCGATGATTGAATCTTCGCTTCTTGGGACCACGACCCACCACTCAAGGCGAAGATATAGGCAGCCCCGGCGTCGGAACCACCCGTGTCCTCCAAGTACGCCCCCACGATAACCTTCGTCCCGTCTGAGTTCATGGAGACGCTATAGCCGAACTGGTCACTCAACTGTGCGTCAGATGCCTGTAACATCACCTCTGACCCCCAAGACCCACTACTGTAGGTGTATATGTAGGCTTTACCGGCATCGCCAGCACCCGTGTCCTCATACCGCGCCCCAACGATAACCTTCGTCCCGTCCGAGCTCATGGAGACGCTATAGCCGAAGTTGTCATCCGCCTGTTTATCCGATGATTGAATCTTCGCTTCTTGGGACCATGACCCACTACTGTAGACGAAGATATAGGCGGCACCGGCGGCGGAACCACCCGTGTCCTCCAAGTACGCCCCCACGATAACCTTCGTCCCGTCTGAGTTCATGGAGACGCTAAAGCCGAACCTGTCAGTCGCCTGTAGGTCCGATGCCTGAATCTTCGCTTCTTGGGACCACGACCCACCACTGTAGGTGTAGATATAGGCGGCACCGGTCTGGGAACCACCCGTGTCCTCAAGCCGCGCCCCCACGATAACCTTCGTCCCGTCCGAGCTCATGGCGACGCTGTGGCCGAACTGGTCACTCACCTCTGGGTCCGATGCCTGAATCTTCGTACCCGCGTCCCATCCAGCCAACACCCCCCCACTAGTAAGTGTGGTTAACGGCGAAATACCTGTGACCGTGGGTGGTTGGGCGATAGGGGCCCACCCCGCCGCTGCGTAGCCTTCCATGAACCCAGTTGTGGAGTTGTACCTGATCGTACCCAAAGCAGGGTACTCCGCCCTTTGTGTGGTCGTCCCACCACCTATACTCATACCACCCGTCCCTGTGACCACGAGGTCTCTAGACATGATACGACCAGAAACCTCTAATTCTGCTGTTGGTGAGATACTCATCGTAGCCCCCATACCAGCGTGGGCTGTACAGAAATAGTAAAGTGTTGTGGGAGTATCTGTGGTGACCGCAAATGTTCTCGTGGCTGTACCCCCACCTCCGTACGTTCCCAAATTCGTTATACCTGTAGAGTATTCACTACCAGTGGCAGTTGTTGAAAATCTAAGTGGATGGGTCGCAAGAGTCGTACTAGATACGTCAAATATATACGTATGGTTTTGCTCTAATTGCAGAGAAGATTGCTGTACACCATTGATATAGTATTTATAAGCACCACTGGCATTCGATACTGTGAATACGAATGTCTTTGTGGCTACCCGCCGTTTGTCAACACCTTTCCCCCCATCGACGGAGATGGACTCTGTGAAAAGATTCCAATCTTGGATGGCGACGTTGGAGCTGTTACCCGCAGCCTTTGTGGCGACGAGGGCATACTTATTGAAGTCCTCGGGTGTATTGACTGAAATTGTTTGGACGTTTGAATTTGTCACTGGGTTACGATCCTTCCAGTATCCAATTTCTGTCCATGTAACACTATCATTTGTCGCGTAGATATTAGCCGAAGCAGGGAACTGTGCGGCTGTTAGAGGAGTCAATTTCATGTGTCTCAATCTGGATTTATACGGGAACTCGATAGCGAGCCAGTCACCAAACTGTGTAGGGTGGGTGTTTGAAAGTTGTGTAAGATTTGTTTCATGGAACACGTTGGATCCACCGATGTATCCACCGGCGAGATCGCCACTCACCCAAGCGTTCGCAGTCCCATCAAATGCGTTGAATGTATTAGAGTTTGTAGCTAAGTTTGAAGTTGTGAGGGTGTACGGCCCAGTAGACACGTTTGAGAAGATATTCGAAGGAGGTTGTTCAGAAACCATAGTGAATTTATTCATGAAAGATCCACCAGAATCTGTGAGTTCACCGGTAGCTTGGTCGTATGTTACGATATTGGAAGCCACGTCAGCGACCCGAAGTGTATCGACGAAAACATTTGAACCCGAAAACTTTAGGCGGTCACCAACCTCTGTATTCGCCGTGCTAATGAGGGTTTGTGTGGTGACATTCCCACTCACGATAATATTAGAACTCGCGACGAGACTTGTAGTTGCGTTCTGAAACTGAACAGTTTGGGTCGTACCGCTACTCGTGGTAC